ATATATTTTAATTCCATCTCCAGTAGAATTTTTTATAGTATTACTAGTAATTGAACTATCACATAAACCTATCAAATACATTGAAGGCTCATGAAGATTAGTAGAACCACAATTATCAATTATATTATTACTCGTAGAAATATTTTGACTATCTTCTAAAATTAATCCACTCGCTTGCATATTAATAATATTTAAAGAATCTATATTTGAAGTAATAAGTTTTTTAAAATAAACTCCTTGGAAAACCTCAGTATTGTTATCTTTATTCCCATCAATACCAAGTGATAAAACGGATATATTTTCATTACCATCCACAGGATCAGAATTTATCACCACTCCATTAAGAACACTACTTTGTCCAGCAATCCATGCCGTAGCAGAACTGGCCTGTTCTAATTGCAATCCATCAATATAATAATCAGCAGTTCCCGATCCTGTTTGGTCTACTCCACCGTAAAGAGTTGCTCCCGAAGACAATATAGCGCTCACACTATATCTAGTCCACGTAGATGTTAGCGTTATAGCGGTTGAAGAGGTAATGCTAAAAGTATCATCTGTAACAAAAACAACAACCGTTCCAGATCCTTTTAAATACACTGAAAATGTATAAGTTTCAGCCCCATTACCAATTGTTTCAACATAAACCCCAGTTAAATCACTACTTGTTTGTACTCTTAAACTAGCCGCACCTTGCCAATGTTCAGTTGTAACCCTAGTAATAGTAGATGCTCCATCCGAAGTAAACCCAGTAGTGTCGGTTTCAACATTGCTCTGATTTACTGACAATAGATTAACACTACTCTCAGAAGCAACGTAATCATCCACTAATTTTATTTTTGTATTTTGATTTTGACCCTCTAACGCAGAATTTGAAATCATAACCACAGGATTATCTATAATATAGGTTCCTTCTAATAATAGAATTCTACCACCATTAGCGGGTAAAGCATTGATAGCCGCATTAATAGTTTCTTGTGCAGATGTAGAACCAACTGGAACAACATAATCTGCGTTTAAAATATTGTTTGAAGTACTCCCATCAGCAACTACATAAGTAGAACCTGAACGAGTAACACCTAAATCTCGCATACTTTCCCATGCACCAATACCAATTGTAGTTGCCTCTGCAACAGCAGCACGATATGGATGATTATTATCATTAGTATCAACCCATAAATCTCCTACATTTTCAGAAGTTGGAATACCATCTTGATAAAAAGTAATAATTACATCGCCAGTAGCTTCAAAATTATATGCAGTTAAAAAGGCTATTCCAATAGCATTCTCAGGTTCGGGATACCAATCTAAATCTCCTTGAGAACCACCATCTACATCTTCATATCTAAAAATACAAGTAGTATCAGGTGGAACGACTAAATCAATATCAATAAAAATATCACCAAAACTCATTCCTGTAGTTGGCGCATCATTTTGATAAAATCCTTTAATTTGACCATCTGCCACTTCTAAAGCAGTTGCAGCATTGGCTATTGCGGTTGCTATATCTGTAATAACTTGATCAGAGTCAATTCCTTGAATAGTTCCTTGCACATCACCAGTAAAAGCAACTTCTGCACTAGGTAAATAAGGACACTCACTTATAGGAGTAACAATATCAGATACTAATACTCCACTAGAACTAATATCTATATCTACTTTTCTATAAGCTTGTATACCAAATGTATAATATTGATCACAGGGTTTACCTAAAAGAATATAATTCCTTTTATCACCTCGAACAGTAATATGTTGTTCTTTCGTAATTGAAGAACCAAAAACATAAGGTTCATCACTATCTAATGTTTTAACATAAACTACAAAACCATCAATAATATAAGCATTACCTATGCCATCAAAAGACCATTCAAAAGAAATATTACATGAACCATCAGTATTTAAAACATGGTCTACCGTTGTTCCATCATCTTCAATCACAGGATTCGCAGGAATAGTAGATAATCTATCATTCCTTGATTCAAAATTAATTGCTGTTGAATTCCAATCAATTTTATTCATATTTAATTTTTTAGTAGCTTCCTCGGCTTTATAAATTTTTCTTATAAAAGCTTCTTCATTGGATACTTTTGAATTTATGTTTGAAAGAGTAACGTCTATATCATTATTTTCATAATCAAATTCAAAACCAATTATCTGCAAGGTATAATCACTATTGAATTTGTTATATCTAACACGAACGTAATCACCCAAATTTAACTTATCCCAATTAATTTGTTCTTCTATACATTCCAAAAAATTAACTATAGACATTTTAATTATATTTTTTGGTGTATTAAGTTCAATAAATTTATTAATACCACTCTCAAATAACTCAATCGCTTCAGTATGATTTTCGTCCGTCCAAGTCTCTTCAATTTTAAATTGTTGTAATTCTTTTATTTCATCAGAACTAAAATTGCTTTCATAAGATAAAGATGTTTGTAAATCAGTTATATCAGTTGTTATATTAGTAATTTCTAATTCTTTAGCAGTAATTAAAACATTTTGGGTTGTAATATCTCCCTCTATTTTTCCTAAACAATATGTTTCAAGTAATTCTTCATCTGTAGCATCATCATATTCATCTTCTGTAATTTTTAAAATTACAAAATTGCAAGTCACACCTGTTGTACTTCCGCTAATTTGTATTTCAATAGAACTAGGATCGTTTAATTTTCTTAAAACATCCCAAGTGTCAGCAACAATAGACATTGAATCTGAATTTACTTCAACTGTTAATCCCGTCACATCAGATAATTTATATAAAACTACCCAGTAATAACCCTCATCATAATTACTAAAAGTTTTTATTTGTGCCACTCCACTATAAATAAAACTATAGCTTTTATAAGTACTTGCTTCTTTTTGAACTTCAGTATTATTAAGAATTAAAGTTTTATTAGTTGTTAATGTAAATAAATAATTCTCTAATACAGTTAATTCACTTTCTAATTCTTCTTTTCCATATAATAACTTTCTAAGAGTGCCATCTTTATATTTATAAATTATGTCTCCAGAAGTTTGATATAAAATATCCTCAACAGTAATATTATCTACATCAACAACCGTAACTTTTCTATGTTCATTATTTGTTTTATTTAAAATCCAATCACCATTAGTTAAACCGTGTGCTGTCATTTTTATATTTGTAATTGTTGTACCACTTTCAGTTACATCTTCAATTTGATATGAAGCTTCAAGTAAAGTATTATAATCTATTAATGCACTACATAATTCATCACTCATAAAAGTAGCATGTGTATTAACTTCATAAATACTATCACCAGCAGTTTGACCAGTAACTACATCAACTGTAAAATTATCATTATCTACTCTTGTAATCATTCTTGAAACATATCTTGTTTTGTTTACAATATAATCGCCTGTAGTTAATCCATGATTAATTATTTTTATATTAGTTGTATTAGTTCCTGATACAGCAGTACCCAATAAAGTTTCTTCATAAGGATCTGTAAAGAAAGTAAAATCTTCAACATAATTTTTCCCAGTAGGATTAACCTCTTGAATAGACAAATCATCTTTGCCGAATACTTTAAGTCTGGTTATAAACTCATCTGTATTTTCTTCCTGAGATAAAGTTTTTAGGTATTTACCTTTATTAAATGTAAGTCCTTTATTATCATCTAACTGATCTTTATGATAAAGAGATATTGTACGTTCTAAAGTATTAAAAATAATCATAGAATCATCGAATGTTTCAGTTATGTCTTCTAAAATAAAGTCCTGCAATGTCTTTTCAAATATTTCAAAACTACGATACATCGTATTATAAAAAGGATAAATATAGTCAATTGTCCATAAAGCATCTACAATGTCATTTACTTCATATGCAGTTTTAATTACATCTGTTAGTATTTCTTCTGCATTAACAACTTCTTTAGTATATGACACTATTTTTTTATTTTTTAATTCTATAGGAAGTGAAAAACATTCTAATTCTAAATAATCAGAAGCCTCTTTCATATTGTCAGTTTTTTTATTTATTTGATAATATTCTTCAAAATTTCCACGAACAAATTTAATAAGATATTTTACATTACATAATACTATATGAGGATTTGCAACTAATTCATTATTTAATTCAATAAAATAGGGGAGTTGAAACGATAATTCGTTTATTTCCCCTAAATTTACTTTATGATTAATTTCATAAGCTTCTTTAAGTTTGCCTATAATTTGTTTATTTGGTTTACACAAATATATTTTTGGTTCAATAATGGGTAGTGATTTATCAATGGAAAGCAATTATTTCCACCTCCTCTTTATTATCTATATTTAAATTGATATTGAAATGTGATTACCCCAGTGCCAGTAATTTCTAAACAATTAATTCCTTTAGTTAAATATAAAAAACCATCGTTGAATTGACTATCTAGGTATTCACCACTTTGAGATGAAACTATAATCTCTTCTTCGTTGTAAACAGTCACGGTTCTACCATCTGTAATAGAAGTAAATTTAAACTCATAATTTGCATCTGAAAGATTATTAATTTGAAAAACACCTGTGCCATTTTTCTCAACAATTATATTTGGATAGCAAAGGGTATGACCTAAATTAGTAATTTCAACTATTGTAGTAGTTGGATTAGTGGTTAAATCATATTCAACTGAATAAACAGGGGAGTATGAATAATAATCATCACATCTTAATTCCAAATTAAAATATCCTTGACTTAACCCATTGTGAAACAATGAAATCGAACCAACAGGTAATACATAGAATATTCTGTTGGGCAATTCATCAAAAATAAGAGGTACATAATAATCAACATCAAACAGCCAATTTATCACATCATCCATTTTATCTTCATCCCATGCTTCTAAAAAAGCAGCAGTAATTTTTATTGTTTTTGGTGATCTCTCTATTCCTTGAAAATAAGGTTTGGTTCTATTTTTTATTGTCGTTTCAAGTATTTTTTGTTCGCCAATGAATTCATCTTCATATAAACCAGAATCAATATGACAATTTATGATTCCAAAAGTACTTGCAAGTTGTGAATTATAAGAAAAATCTAAGGATTCTTTAATAATCGTAATCACCTACCTTAAAAATTAAAAAGGGCACAATAATTTATGTACCCTTTTTAATTAAAGAATTATTTATTTGCTTATATACATACTCTGCGGCTTGTTTTAAATCACTTTTACTTAATCCATTACTACCATCAACATTAAAAGTAATAGTATTAGTAATCGTGGGACTAGACCCAGCAATAGCAATCTGAGGAGATACAGTAGATATTAAATTTTGTAAATTAGGAAGAAAATTAGAGATATTAGATTTAGAAATAACAAGTTCTCCATCAGCTAATTTAGCTAACATTTCTCCTGATTTAATATTAAATAACTTATTTACTAATTGAGTTACTTTTGAAGAATTCCCAGTTTCTTCACCAACAATACCACCATCATGATAAATAGGAATGCTACCACCACTAATTACAAGATTCCTCATATATCTTGTATACTCTGTTAATCCGTCACTACCAATTACCGTATTATCTAATCCTGTAGACGAAGGAGTTTGAGTAGAAATTGAAGAACTTGAGTTTGAAGAACTTGAACTAGAATCTGAATAAGATGTTGTTTCTTCATTATTTAATGCATTAATTGCATTTTGCAAATCTTCAACAGTAGCAGTTCCAGCTTGTATTTTTGCAATTAAATTTTGATCAATACTGTTTGCTATACCTGTCATAGTCCCATCAATGTTTAAACCTAATTGAGCGAAAAGAGCAGTAATTTGCGCGTTACTACTATCAATAATTGATTGACGCATATCTGCCCAATACTGTTCATCGTTCGCTAAATCATTATAATAATCTTCGTATTCTTCTCGTTCGTCATCCAATTCTTCTTTTAAAGCTTCATATTTTTCATCTTCGGCTTCTTGTTTCGCCTCAATATCAGTTTGATAGTCTTCAAGTTGCTGCTCTAACGCAGATTTTTGTAATTCTAATGAACGATCATGTTGTAAATCTTCAATTTCAGCATTTTTATCTGCAAGTTCTTCTTTTAATTCGACAAGTTTAGCAACACCTTCAGGAGAAGTATCTAAAGCATATTTATTGATGTCAGTTTGAATATCTTGTTGCTCTTTTTGAAGATTAGATAGATTTTTATTGAAATCATATTCATCTTCTGTTTCATTAAGACGTTCAAGTTCTTTGTTTATGATTTCTTGGATTTTATCTAGTTGATCATCATATTGATCCATAATTTGTTCATGCTGTTCTTCTAACGCTTCCGATTCTTCTTCAATAGCATCTAATTTTGCTTCTTTTTGTTCATCGATTGCACTTTTAGCTTCAGAAACCGCTTCATCTGCATCAGAAGCGGCTTGTTGTAGTAGGGTTACTTTATATTGATTTAGAGTGTTGATATTATCTTGAAGTTTGTTATTTAATTCCTCTAATTGTGCTGCTGATAGATTAGCACTAAGCATTAATTGTCTAATAGCGGCTTGTTCAAGTGCTAATTGTTGAATGTATTTATCAGATAGAGTTATTGATTCTTGTTTTTTAGCGTTGTAGGCAGATGTTCCAGGTGTTAGGTAGGATAATTCTGAATTAACAAGGTCTAATGCTGTTTTTACTTTGGTTGTGGCATTTGCAAGGGTGGATAGTTGGGAGTTTACTAGGTCAAGGTTTATGGATTCTATCTTTTCCTGTGCTGTTCTCCATGTATCTCCAAGAGACAAAATTGATGATTCTGCTTCATCTATTTCTTTTTGAGATAGAGAACCCGAAGCTATTTGAGCACGATAATTATCTGCTTGTGCATGAGCAAGGTCTTGAATTTGTTTTTGAACTTCAATTTCCTGTTGAAGTATATTGCGATACTCTTGTGATGTTTGAGATAGTTTTGATTTATTATAGGATAAAGTTTCGAGTTCGGCGTTTAGGTTTGCTAGGGCTTGACTATATTGATCCGTTTCGTAAGCATCCTTACCGCTACCAGAACCTCCACCACCTCCACCAGAAGACGAAGAAATAGAAGATTTGTTATTTGCCAATGCTTCAAGTTTTGCCCCATAATCTGTTAGTGTAGGTAATAGTTGAACATTAGTACTTCCTTTTCTTCTACTTCTTTCTTCAGGAGTATAAGTAGTTTGTTTGGAAGTAAAATCAGAAGCTATTTGAGAAGCAATAGCATATGCAGTTGCAACATCTTTAATTTTTAATATTAATGATGTATATCCTGAGATGATACTAGCTACATCAGAGTTAATACTAATACCCAACATATTAAAAGCCGATGCAATATCTCCTGCTGAAACTACTGTTTGTGCAGAAAGTAATTTCATAGCTTCATTAAATTTATAAACTGCAACTTTAGTGTAGATTATAGAATCTTGAGTTTGCATCATACTATTTGCAAATTCTTCATTACCATCTGATAAATCTAAATAATACTGTTTTAATTCATCAAAAGCATTAACTAAAGATTTTATATCTCCTGTGTCTTGAAATTTATTAATAGCACTACTAAATGCTGTAATTTTATCAACATTAATATCATTTAAAAAAGTTTTGAAATCTAAATCAGTTTTTACTTTTTTCAATTCATTAAATGTTGAGATAAGGTTATTTTTTATAGTACTATCTAGTGATTCAAATTTCTTTTGGGAATTAATTAAAGATAAATTCAAAGCATCATTAGCATCTTTTGCTGTTATTAATACTTTTTGAGATTCTTGTATTCTTGCACTAGCATCTTGTATTGCCTTATCATAATCTTTAATAAATTTTGTTTGTCCAGAATCAATATATTTTTGTTTATTAGCAATATTTTCTTGATAAATACTTCTAGCTTTATCCAAGTTAGCTTGAGCATCATCAATTGCTTTTTGTTTATTATTACTTTCAGAATTATAAGTTTCAACAATAGTATTTCTATTAAGTTCTAATTGTTGTTTTTTAAGATCAATATATTCTTGGATTTGTTTACTATTTTTAATTATTGCATTGCCTTCTTCATCGTAGGCAATACCTAAATCTGAACAAGATTTACCAATAGCATTTTGAACTTCTATTAGTTTTTCTTTTTCCTCTGCCGATTTAGACACTTTCCCATTTAAAGTATCATATTGTTTACTTAGTTCTTGTAAACTATTTAAATTACTTTTATTACTTTCAAAATTTTTAATCGATTTTTCAAAAGTTTCTTGATATTCTTTATATTGTTCTCTAGCTTTAATTGCCATTTCTATTATTAAACCCAAACCAACAAGTACCGCAGTTGGTAAGAATGAAGCCATAGATATTTTTAAAGCAGTAAAAGATGCTCTTAAAGCAGTAGTTTCAAAAGCTAAAGTAGATGCTCCTGTAGATAGCAATTTAAATGAGGTTAATAATCTGCCAAAAACTGTTATTAGACCACTAACACCTGCTGTACTAGATAGAGAAGTAAAGGCCATTTTTAATAAACCTAAACTTGCTGAAATTAATACTGTTTGAATTAAAAATGAACCTGAAGAACTATTGACAAATTTATCTATCATCTCTATTAATGCAGAAAAAGAATCAATAGCAGATTTTAATGTATCTGAACTAATTGCATTTTGAGCGAACCCCTCTAAAGAAGCTTTGGCACGATCTAATTTTGCGGCTGTAGATTCTTGATATATACCGAACTTTTGTTCGGCTGTACCTGCCGAGTTTAAGGCGTTTTCATAGTTATTCAGAGAATCTTGATAATTGGTTAATAATGTCAATCCGCGATTTCGTTGAAAAGTTCCAAACATCGTAGTCGCTATATAGGCTTTTTCATTCTTTGATAATTTATCAAATTTTGATCCTGTGCCATCTATGTTTTTACCTAGTTCATCCATAACATCAGCAAAATCACGTAATTGTTTTTGTGAATCTAATGCATTTATACCTACATCATGTAAAGATTTTACTACGTCATTTAATTTTGTAGAATCTTCTTCATTAAATCCTGTCTTTTTTATGCTTTCAAATCTGCTGATTGCGCTATTTAAGGATCGTCCAATAGTTGAAGCGGATTCTCTTGTAATGCTGGAAATTGTTGCTAGCCATGATGCTGATTTTTCTAAACTAATATTTGAATTCTCTGCTGCTGATGCTACACGAGTCAATGCATCACCAATTTCATCAGCTCCACTAGCAGTTGTATCTCCAAGTAAAGCAAAAATGTCTATAATCTTATTTACACTTTCGCCAGTAGCATTTGCGGTAGCGGTAATAATTCGGTTTGAATCCTCAAGTGAAATAGAACTTATTTTGGCATATTCAATAATACCTTTCATTCGTTCTTCAACTTGACTATCACCCAAACCTTGCCTATATAAATCGGCAACTGTTTTAGTTAATTCACTTGTGGTCACTGACATCTCTTTAGCTAACCGATTATAAGACTGTGCTAAACCGTTAACTTCTGTTTGTGTTTTATTTGTAACAATACGCACTTCATTTAAGGCATTATCCATTTCAGAAATATATTCTACGCCTGACCTAATGGCTCTTAGGGGAGAATAGATTGCAGACGCTGCAAGTGCCCAAATTCCGAGCTTCAGAATATCTTTTCCAAATGTTGTAATAAATCCGTCTGCTTCCTTTGCGGTTAATGTTGCTTCTCGTCTTACGGCTCGCATATTCGCAACAGCACTATTAGTTGCAATATTTAATTGTTTGGTTTTTGAATTTAATTCATCTATAGACGTTGCGCTTAAAGAAGAAACATCACTAGCGATAGAAGACATTGCGCTAGAATTATAATATTTACTACCATAAGTGGTTTGAGCGTTTTTATTTCTTATTGCCCATTCTTCTTTATATAAAGCAATTTGTTGTTTAATAAGAGCATTTTCTTTTTCAATAGATTGAATAGTAGTATTCAAATTATTTCTACTGTAAATTTTATCTTCACTTAATAATTTATTCCATGTTTGCTCATAACTATTAGCATTTACTTTATTAATACGAGACTGTTGTTGAGCAATATTTTCATTACTGCTTAATATTGTTTTCTCAATATTACTTTGAGTAGCAGTAGTAGTTTTTAATCGTTCTTGATTTTCTTCATATATTAATTTTCTTGCCGACACAGATGCTTCTTTTCCTTTTTGTATTTTATTAAGACTTTCTTCTTCTAATACTTTATTTGAAGCATCTACTTGTTTTTGTAAATCTTTAATGGTATCTATTTGTGTAGTTTGATTACCACGCTCTCTAACTTTAGCCATTGTTTCTGCTAATTTTTTATAATTATCAGTAATTTCCGTTGTTTTTTTATAAGCTTCTGTTGCTCCATTTTTAAAATGTTCAATTTGTTTAACAGTTTCACCTGTACTGTTCGTCCATTCGTTTGTTTTTTTAGTTATCTCTGCGACTTTACCTTCCATTTGAGTATAAACTTGACTAGCTTTATCCAATTGAGAAGTATCTGCAACTCGTAAATTACCAGATATATTTAAATTTCCTAAACTTCTTGCCGCTTTAAATTTTCTTTCTATTTTATCTAAACTTGAAGTAATTTGTTTCTCGGTATTTTGAATATCTGAAGTGAGACTTGCTTTAAGATCTAAAGGTTTTAAATTATTTTCTATTTTTTTTAATTGTGTTTGAATATCTGCTTCTGTTGTTTTTGCTAATAGGGCAGATATAATAATGCTGAGATTATCCACATTTCATCACCATCTTCCTTTCTTAAAATTATGCATAAAAAAAGGAGAGGTGATTAGACCTCTCTTTTAATTATATTTTATATATAATTAAAACTATTATATTTAAGATTTATTAATTTATTTCGCTTACATTTTCATTTTCACTTTTATTTAAATATTCATCTAATATTGTTTCTATATTATCAAAGTCCCAGTACCAAATTTCCAATAGGTTAATATTATTTTGTAGAGCATACATACGTTTTCTATGATCATGCTTAATTTGTTTTTCTAAATCTTCTTTAGATTGTTTTAATTTAGATTTTTTATTAATACTACCATCATGAAATTCTCCCTGATATTCAATAAGAAAATTAAATTCTAAATTTGGCAAATAAAAATCATATGATAATAAACCACCACCAATACCTATAAGACCATTAAATTTCTTTTGTGGAATATAATATTTATATTTATCTTTAAAAACATTATCTAACATATTATAATCTTCCTCTGAAATTTTTATAAACCCTAAATCTATAAAACGATTACTTATTTTTTCTTCACCTTTTGATTTATTACATTCAGGACAACCACTTTGTTTAAAATATCTATTATTAATATTTGATTCCCATTCATAATTACATTCTCTGCAAACCCACCAAACATCTTTATGGCAACCACAAACAACATCATAAGGGGTTAGTTCGCCATTTTTAGTAGGATGCCATTCTGAAGCAAGTTCTGGATTTTTAGTAGCGAGACAATTTGATATTCCTACTTTATGCCCCGAACAAAATGGACAATTATAACTACGAAAAATATCTGACCATGACATTTCAAATATTTCTTTACAATCCTCTTTTAAACATTTCCATTTTAATTTTTTATACGCACCAATATATTTTTCACTTAATAATTCAAATGGTTTATCATTTAATTTACACCAAAGTCTTATGTTTTGAATTGTATAAGGGTTTGATATAATAAATTTATCTGATAAATTATTTTGTTGTATTGAATTCCAATCAATAAAATAATAATAACCTTCTTTATCTGATATAATCAATTTACTTTTTGCGTTTATATATTTATCGCTTATTAGATATAATCCTAAATTATTAATATACTGTCTAATTTCTTCGTATGTTAATTTCCGCAATTTATACATCTCCTTTCAATTTCTCTCCCACATCTAACATTCCACATATAAAAACAAATCAGTAGGGAAGGGTAGTAGGAGAAAATACCCCTTGTCACATATTGATCAGATATGTCTATCCCTACTAAAATATAACTACTTTATATTACTAATCTAAAATACATTAAAACCAATCAATCACTAAGCGCCAATATTATTAATCCTATTTAATAATTCCTTTTCAATCTTTAAAACATTAGGCTGAGTAGGATTAAAAATAATCCCTCTACGTATTAAATTCATTATTTTATTTGCTTTTTTGTTTAATATATTAATTTGTTTTTTATCAAAAATACGTAAATGCATATTTGATATAGTATATTCTCTACTAATATATTCTTCAGTAATAGGAAACATATCTTGTATCAAAAATACACTTTCTTTTCTGGCAATTTCAACAATATGAAGTTTGTCACAAGGTTTTTTATTCTTTTGTTCAAAATTTTTAATTATACTTTTATATTTATCTGCTCTTTTGCTTAAAGGCATTACCCAATATAAACCTGTATCCTCCGCTTGAAAACAATAATAATGAGGACGATTTTCTTCATAATTACCCTTTAAATAATCATCAGGAAAATCTTCAAAAAATTTATCGCTAATTATATAAAACCCATTTTCAACCAAATTCATTATTTCTCCTTAAAAGAAAATCCCCCTGAAATAGAGGGATTTTCAAACCAACATCTTATTAGTCGCATATCGGCTTGCGACAAACTTTCAAACCAACATCTTATTAGTCGCATATCGGCTTGCGACAAACTTTCAACTTAAATTATAAATCCCTATATAAAGAAAGTCAAGATATTTTAAAACTTCATCCATTAACTTCTAATCTATCCAATCTCACCATTCCCATAAAATCATCCAAACAATCATCACATATTTCTACACTTACAAATTCATTATCATACATACTTCCATATTCGCCTTGTTGACTAATAAACCAAATTGGTTCACCATCTTCAATTACCTTTTTACATCTATCACAAACTACAGTTTTAACAATATTAATCATTTCCTATACCTCCTAACAATTATGTTCTAAAATCAATTGAATACCATCAATCAATTCTAAAACAATTTGTTCGGAATCAGACGTAAGAGAAAAACTATCTCTATGTATCGAAATTACATCATTTATACCAACCTCAATATCTTGATACTGTAATTCATATTCTTCTTCTTCATTGAATATGTGACCAAACTGATAAGCACCTTTTGTGAAATGTAAAAACTCAAATTCTGGATAATTAATAGAAACTGATATAGTATCTGCATGTACCCCTAACCAAACATCCTTACCTAATAGAGTTTCCATGATCTCTTCAAATTGTTCTTGAGTTATTTCATCAAACATAAAATAAAACCTCCTTATAATGTTATAAGGAATAAGGTTGCGCAACCAATACCCTATAAACATAGTATAAGGAGTAATGTTGTGTATGTCAATACAAAAATAATTAAATTTTAAACAAATAATAAATTAATTTTCATCACCATCGACCCATTCAAATATATCATCTATTTTCATATTTAAAATATTTGCTATTTTAAATGCAATTTCTAAACTAGTATTATATTTATTTGAAATAATATTATTTAAAGTACCTCTATGCAAACCTACTTTATCAGCTAACCACGTTTGTTTTATGCCACGTTCATCTAATATTTCTTTTAATTTATTCTTAACCAATTTCATTCACACTCCTACATTACAATTATATCATATACACTTATAGTATATGTAATAGGAAAGAGTGTTATGCAATATTTATATTATTATTATAATATAGTATATACAATTAGTCAAGAAAATTACAAATATTTATAATATATTTACACTTATATTTACACTTATATTTCTATTTGAATAACAATCTCTATTATTCAACAAACAATATTTATTTCTATATCTAAAACTACAATTACTTGATAATTGATTACATTTAACAAATTTATATTTAATTGCTGTAAATAAATTAGTAATAGGAATAATAATAAAACCATACCAAAGGTTACAAACTGAAGGGCATGTTTTATTACAATTATTATAGCAATACTCATCAAAATCTTTATGATGCTTACAAAATACAATATTAAACCTTTGCAGATTCATAAATTACCTTCTCCCTTGGTATAATAATCTAATTTTCTAACTCTTTAATCAAATCTTTTTCAATATCTAAAGCCATAGTTAATACTATTTTAGTACCTTTACGATATAATCTTAATGCTTTTCGTATCTTTGTATTTAATTCTATTTGTAATTTATGTGGGATAGTTACTGGAGCAGAAGTATTTTTATCAATGTATATATTAGTAATATACTTATCAGTAACTGGACACATATTTTGCACTAAAAATGCTTTCTTCTCGCCAAGAATATACCCAAAACTAATACCATCACAAATTTTATATTTATTAAGTGCTATTTGATATCCTTTTTGATATTTTTCAATCTTAGATGAAAAGGGGATCATCCAATATATTTTTGAATCAGGTTCTTTAAAAGCATAATAACATGGTCTACCATGTGGTATTCCATCAATCATTTCTCTATTTTCAAGTAAGCCTAACCCTTTGAACTTTTCATAATATTCATCATTAATAAAATAAAATTTACTCTGAAGCATATAATTCTCCCCATAAATAATGCCCCACCAAAATAGTGAGGCAATTATTTGAACCTCAGTCTTTTATTAGCCGCTACTGAGTTGCGGAAATTATTTGAACCTATGCCTTTGTTTAATGTCGATACATAGTCCCGACAGATTATTTGATTTCTTAGATATAGTATGCCACTAAATGTAATTAAATGTCAAGAACATTCACCATATTCTCTCACATCCCGCCAAAAGAATATTATCATGTTTTATTATTACCTTATTGCTTATCCCCTATCCTTTACTCTCTACTATACATCATCCATTATATTTCTCCCAAACAAAATCATCTTTTTTA